TGTTTGAATATTGATTATAGCATCTTTGCCATATTTTTCAATTAATGCTTTTTCATGCAAAGAGAACTGAACTTTTAATTCATCAATAACTCTAATCATAGCTAGCTTTTGCAATTCAGCATCAGCAACAGCCATCTTAGCTTTATTAAAATCAGAATTTAATTCTTGAATTTTAGTTAATTCTTCTTGAGTCACTTGTACGTTTTCCATTTTAATTTAGATTTAATTGTTAATCAGACAAAGATATAAATTTTAAATTAATATTCTATTTCAGGTTCTATTGGCTTTTCTCCATTCCATTTATTTACCGGCTTTTCAATACGAGTATAATTTTGACCTATTTTTATAAAGTCATATTTTTCTCCAATTAAAAATTCTTGTTTCAAAATAAATAGAATAAATTGTAATTAAAACTAACTCCAACCGATGGCTTCTGAGTTATTAAATCATAACCTCCATATCCGCCTATGCCAAATCTTTTTACTCTCTTTGCTTTTAATTTTGCAAGCTCAACCTCTTGCTCTTCTTGTTTTTTTAAAGAGCCAAGTAAACCTTCTTGAAGGTCTAGGTTATGCGAAACAAATTCTTCACTTTTTACACCCATCTGTACAGCGATACCAACGACAGAGTCTAAAGCTTTTTCATACTTTGAGACCTCGGCATTGTATCTTGATTTGCAGTCTTGAATTTGTTTGTAGTAAACTTTTCTTTGCTCGTTGATTTTATATAAGGCCTCAACACGCTCAGCAGTATTTAAGTCTTTAGTCTGGCCGTGCAATGAGCAATGAGTCAAGCATAGAATTATAGGAAGCAGAATGTATAATTGGTTTTTCATAATTAGGAAGTTTTGTTGGTTTAGTATTTTTTCTAATATCAATAGCTTTATTAGATAAATCTTTTTGTTGCTTTATAAATTCATTATTCATATCGCTAATTTTATTTTTCCACTGCTGAACTTCTTCTTTTGTGACTTGTCTCTCTTCTATAAGTTTTTCAATCTTATGTTTATTCTTAATGTCTTGAATACTTCTGTACATTAAAATACAAGCCACTACACAAAACAAAACAACTATTGCAGTAAGAATGTATGCTTTTGTTTTTATCGGAGCTAATTTAGCCTTATTTACAATATCTGTTAGATTCATAAGTTTGTTTTATTTAAGAAAAATATAGCTCTGCTTCTTTTGTTCTTCTTTTTGTCAAGCCATCTAGCACGTGCCCCGCTGCTTTGTTCCATTTTAAAAACTCTTTAGCAATACTTTGGTCGTGTGGGTTTGCGTTAACCTTTCTAAGCAATGTGCTATCGCCTAACCCCTCAGGAATATTATCAGCATCTATATCACTCCCTAAATTAAAAGCAAATGATACTAGCGCATTGAATTGGTTTTGATTAATTGTTGAAGTAACTAAGCTAGTAACGTCTTTAGCGAACATATCGGCTACTTGTTTAAGCATCCAAAATGCTGTTTCTTGCGTAATTGGGTTATCTCTTAAAGTAACTTTACGCCCACTAGGGTAAAATGTTGAGCCGTATCCAATGGTAGGAACTCCAGCAGCACATAAATATGGATGTAATCGTAAACCCTCAAACTCGGCTATAAGTAAATAACCTTTCATATCTAATTTCATAGTTGTTGGTCTTCTTTGTTGGTTAAGTTATCTATTTTAATCTGTTGCTGTAAATCAATTCCCAAACACCCGGCTGACAATCCAAAAAAACACATTACCACAAACTCTTTAACATCAAATGTTGGATAAACAACTGGTATAAAAGCATAAATGGCTCCAATATGAAAAGCTACAAAAGACATAACTCTTTTATGCGCCCAACGGTTATTGACTTTTAATGTGTCTTTTATTATTTTCATTGTGGTAAGTGCTGAATGACATAAACAATTAACGTAAAAAAGAAAGTAAGAACAAACCCACCAATCCATTTAGCATTGTTCTCTGTTTGCTTTCTCTCTAAATCATTAGTCTCTAAATGCTTTACTCTTGCATCAATATCATTAAGAAGATATACTATACCCTTATTCCCATTTAAAACATTACCAATCAGAGTATTCTCAATGTTAGATAAAGACTTACTTTGCTGCTCGTTTGATTTTTTAATAAGGTCTAAATGGTTTTTTATTCTACCAATCTCTCCCTTGATTTCGATAATGTCAGATATATTGTTTTCCACTTTTAAATTTTATTGGCTTAGTTTAATATTAATTCCAGAATCTCTGGCAATTAAATTTATATCTTTAATAGCTTGCTTTTTATCGTGACTTAGTTCTACTGAGCTTTCAATAGTCACTTCTAAGTTACAAGTTTCTGATATAATTACTTTCATATTTCTACCAAAGTGCATTTACATTTGTCGCAGTAGTTCCTGTAGACCTAAGTTGTCTTACTTGAATAGGGAGAGTTGTTCCTGCAGGAACACCATTGAAAGTAATTTGGTCTCCACCTATTGTGATGACAGACACATTACCTGTTCCTCCAATATACAATAAACAACCAGGATTCCCCATACTTGTCTGAGAAGACATTGAGTAAACTACATACGCCTGCGTTGTTGCTGTAAAAATATTTGCGTTCAAAGTAAGTTGAGTCTCACTATCCACCGACACAACAGTTGCGGCAGTTGTAGAGGTATCGTTATGAACAACATCACCTTCTTTAATATTGTTGGTTATAAATAAAGCTGTGGAATCAATTAGTTTTGAAGCTGTTACCGTAGTGACTGTTCCAGACTCAACTGCATTAGGATATGCTATATCAGCATCATCTGATTTATGAGCTCTTAACGCTCTTGAGAATGTTGTTTTAAATACTGACATAGTTTCTATTTTTTGTTATAAAATACTTTATTGACCAATAGGTCAGGGTTGTTTAATTTTTCTTTTCTTCTTGCGCAACCACAATCTCTACCGGTAACTTTAGAAACAGTATCTACTGCTTTTTTAATACCTGTTGCGGTTGTTATTTTTTCAATTGTGTCTCCGAGTCCATTCATTTGATTAGATTTTTGTTGCACGTTTTTCCATACCTACTTTTGATTTCTCTGCTTTTACTTTTTTATAGCAGGCGTCTTTTAGCATTAGTACTTAATTTTTTTTATATTCTCCTTCAGACCATTTAGCAGCATTTTGTTCATTTTTAAATTTATAAATTTCTCCCCTTGCTTTCGCTGTATCAATAGCCTCTCTTCCTTTTAATTCAATCCAATCCTTAGTATCATGAGATTCTGTTCCTTTTCTATCTCTTGGGTATATAGTAGGATAAGCTATAGCTCCATTATCCGTTGTAGAATATGCCATTCTATGACTTGACCTTGTTCCGTCTTCATTTTGACGATATTGTGTTTTTACATCATCCCATCTTTTAGCTTTTTGTCTGAGCTCATCATTGGGTTCTGTATTCTGTTTTGATTTTATTTTTAAAGGTTGTATCATAATATTAGTACTTCCCTTTACGGTTTGACGGATTACTTGTTGTTGAACCTCCTGGTCCGGCCCATAAATTTTTACAGGCCCAATACCTAGGAGTTAGTTTGTCTGTTGCGGTACTACATTTCTGTCTTGCATTAAAACTCTTACGAGCTGCTGCAGAATAATTGTTGCCGTAACCCTTAGCTCCAAAGTGCAGGAGTTTTTCCTGCCCATTGGAACAAGCTTTTACCATCTTCTTTTTGCCTGGTCTATCCGAAGGCACTGGATGGTTACATTTCATTTTTGACTTATCAGCCATAACTTATTGTCTAAATGCTCTTGTGTTATTTCCTGGGTCTTGTCTTTCAACAGGAGACTCATTTAAAGTTTGCTCTAAAACTAAAGCATCAAATACAATAACTTCTTCTTCGGTTTGTTTAAGTCCGTTTTCTACTTTCTTTCCCATGACTAACAAGTTTTTCCGTAAGGATTATTCCCTTTGATTCCTTTTCCTTTTGCAGCACCTAGAACTTTTTTAGAAGTTCCATTGCCACCTTTCATACCACCGGTTTCTTTAATCATACCGTTTGTGTTTCCACCACCAGTGCTTGGCATCTGCATACGAGATGAACCTGGTAAATTCGGAGTGTCTTTTACTTTAGCCATCTTAACAACCTTTTTTCATTGCTGCTTTAGCAGCTCCTTTAATAGCTCCTTTAACTGCTCCTTTAATAGCTCCTTTGATAGCAGGTTTAGCTGCTGCCATTGGCATTTTCATCTTAGATGACGTTGGTAATTTTGGTGTTGCTTTTTTCATTTTTATAATTATTTAACGTTATACTTCCTTCCTGTTGTATTTCCGAATGTTGCCAATCCTGCTAGTCTAGTATCTCCTGTTTGAAGAGGCTTTCTCGCTGCGCTTCTTGCGGCTCTCTTGTCGCTAAGCAATTTATTGTTTACATCAACAACCTTTTTTCTTTCATCAGCTCTTTTCTGAATATCAGCTAAGGCTGTTCCAATGTCTATGATTGGTTTTACTTCAGTATTTTTTTCTTCAGCCATGACTATTTCTTTTTTAGATACTTAAAGTCTTGAGGATTTGCTTTCTCATCTTTACTAGATACTACTACTCCTTCTGCTACTCTCTGAGGAATAGGTGTTGGAGCCAACGGAGTATCTGGTCTATTTACTTTTTTAGTAGGTTGCATCATGATGTATTATTTTTTAATTAATAACTTTGTAGCAAATATATAAAAAAAAATCAAATGAAATCTTATCCAAATGATTACCTGAAATACTGGAGAGTTATTCGACAGTATGCAAAAATAAAATATGAATTAAACCAATGCGACCTGGACATGCTTCTGTTCTTATATTCAGAAGGTTATTTCAGGTCATCAAGGTTTAGAGAGTATGAGCAACTACTATCCTGGGATAAGGAAAGGTTCGATAGACTTATTGCAAAAGGGTGGATTGAAGTGTTTAGAAAAGCAAACACCAACGGTGGGAGGGCAGCCATATATAAACTGCCGATTAAAACAACAAGGATGATTCAGACCCTTTATAAAAAACTAAATGGGGAAGAAATCCCCACTAGCCTTGCAGGAAATCCTATGTTCCTGAAAAATGTACCATACACCGATAAAGTTTATCGCAACATGATTATCGAGATGAACAAAGTTATAAAACAACAACTACGTCGGACTCGCGAATAATAGTATACTGTTTCTCATCTATGAGCATTGTAAAACCATGGGCTTTATCGTAATAAATCTCATGGTCTTTTTTTATATTCAAAACGTCAGTACCCGGCTCGATAACTAAACCACGCTTGTATCGCATTTGGTTTACATCCTCTCCGGATAATATAATACCAGACTCGGTTTTCACCTCTTCGTCAATGGTTCTAACAACTATGTATTTTCCTATCGGCTGCATGTCTGTCTTAATTAGTTTGCTCGTAGCTACGAGCCATTGTTACTACTGCGTCTGTGCTTAATATCGTCACCGCTACACTCACTGCGTTCTGAAGTGCCGAGCGTGTCACCTTCAATGGGTCAATTACACCCATCTTCACTAGGTCTCCCATCTCTGCAGTCTTCAAATTGTACCCATGGCCTGTCTCAACACCATCTTTGTACACATCTGATGGCTTCAGTCCTGCATTGGCTAAGATTTGCGCAAATGGAGCGCCCAATGCCTCACCAATTATCTTAATTGCCGCCAAATGGTCCTCACTTGTGGCCACAATACCCTCTAAATAGCTCTGCTCTAGCAATGCTTTACCAGCTCCCGGCAAAATACCTTCCTCCAAAGCAGACCTTACTGCGCAAACAGCGTCATCAACCCTGTCATACAACTCTTTTTGCTCCAGGTCAGTCTGTCCACCAACGAAAATAACACCAATTCCACCAGTAAGTGAAGCAATTCGCTCTAACAAGAAGTCCTTCTCGTGTTTTTTGGTAGCATTTTTATGCGCATCCCACAACTGAGACACTCTTTCATCAATGACATCTTGCTTTATCCTGGCATCTGACTTGATTATCACAGTCTTGTCCTTGCTCACAATCACTTTTGACGCATGCCCAAGGTCTCCAAAGTTCATAATGCTCAAATCATCACCTGTCTTCTCACTGAAGTAAGTCGCCCCAACGCTAATTGCAATGTCATGCATCAACTCATGTTGCTTATACCCAAAACTCGGAGGAGGAACAGCGCATATTTTCACACTACCCTTGATGACATTAGCCGATAAAGTATTGATAACGTTAGCATTGCATGGCGCAATTATTAACAACTTCTTCCCTTCGGTAATCACCGGCTTTAATATATTCTCAATCTGCAATATGTTCGATATCTCAGTGTCAGCAACAAGTACCATCACATCCTCAAACACACACTCGTCTCTCTTTTGGTCGTTGATAAACATCGGACTCAAATACCCTCTGTCAAATTTCAATCCCATCGTAGTCTCAGCATAAGTATGCTCACTCTGACTTTTCTCCACCGTCACTATCCCAGTCTTGCCAACGTCTTTGTAAACCTCAGCTATAATCTTCCCAATCGACCTGTCGTTATTGGCCGATATCGTAGCCACATCTACTAGCATTGATTTAGTAACCTTCTTGCTACTTTTCTTTAATCTCTCCACCACATTGTCACTTATCTCCACCATCTTGCGAAGCACCTCAGTACGATTGTGCGTCGCCTTGATATGCTCAACTCCACCCAAAACCAAAGCCTCAGTGAGTACAATAGCTGTTGTCGTTCCATCTCCAGCACTAGTAGCGGTACGCTCAGCAGCCTCCTTCATCATTTTTACAGCTAAATTCTCGCAGGGGTCAAATAAGTCAATCGACTTGGCAACAGTTACACCATCTTTGGTAACAGTGATACCATGAGTGTGGTTAGGTGATTCAATTAAAACAGTGTTGCCTCCTGGACCCAAAGTGCTCTTGACAGCCTTGGACATTTTTACAACACCACTTACTAATTTGTTCCTACCATCTTGCCCAAAATGTAAGTCCTTGGGAGAGTAAACTTGATTGTCTGGTAACATTTGATTTGATTTAAAATTAAAAGGCAAATGTATGGAATAATTTTATTAAACCAAATATATTTTTAGAGCGTGTCGAATGTCGATTTTTTTTCTCTATATATATATATATAAAAACCCCTTTCTTCTATTTTTTTATTACTATAGTTTCTTCTTTTTTTCGACATAATCGACAGAAAAGAAATAAAGAGTTAAGAATCAAATAGTTAGAAAAATTAAGTCGTCGCAAAAACGTCGTAAAATATAACCGATTATGTCGATTATAAACAAAAAAGAGAGGAAACTACTCCCTCTCTAATTTTTGCTCTGCTGGTTTTTTGCTATTTACAGCAATCTCCCATGTCAGACATTGTCTCCCCCATCATAAAAGCAGCACTCATCGTAGAGATTTTCTCCGCTCTTTTCATGGCTTTTGTTAACTGAGCCGCTTGCGCAATTCCAGTTTGTCCATCAGGTCTGTTGTTAATCAACATACCATCTTTCACAGTTAAACCGTCAAAAGAACCCGAGTTCTTCTGCTGGTAAATACTGTTTCCTAAGTTTAAAGTCTTTCGCATACGCAAATATATGAATTAGATTGATATAGTGTTTGGGTAGTATACCCATTTCACGCGAAGAGCCCAATCCGGAAAGCGACTTTTTTTTCGTAGGGGGGGGTGCTGTTTTCCCAAACTTCGCCCAGATTTTTTGGCTTTTTCTGTAGGACTATTCGTACAGATGGGTTCCAATTCGTAGGAACTCCCCTACAAATCCAGCCCGTTTTCCGTTCCTCTTCCCCACACTTTTGCACCCCGTTTTGTAGGACTTCCGCTACAAATCTGAGGCTAAAATAGAGCGTAAACTAACAAGCGTTAGTCACTTTATACCCCCATTTTATTCTCACTCTCGAAATTTTGTAAGAATTTACTGAAAGCTAACTCACTGATTATCAACACTAATCAAAAAAATCAACAAAAAAGATGTTAAAATTTAACCTGTCTATTGTTTTATTAAACTTTTGTATTATGTTTGTACTCGTATTGCAAACGAATTGTAATACATTAAACTTTAAAAATCAATATTATGAAAACTCAAAATGTAACTATTCAAGATGTTAGAAACGTTAACAACAAACGTAAAGAACAAAACAAGACTATTGGCGGTATTATCTCTAATATCCTAACATTAGATAAACAAGGTCTTGACGTTAAGGAGGCTAAAATTATAGCGTTCCTAGTTAAGGCAAAAAAAGACAGTAACATATATAAAGAACTTTGCGACGTTGTAAAGCCTCACAAGAAAAGCGGTAACTATAACGCTTATGCAGTTCTTAATGGTGCAAAGGTTATATTAAACAAGTAGGAAATTTCCTACAAATTACGGGTGTCGTATGTGATACGTTTGCAAATAGCGAAAATTTGCACCCGTCGAATAGTGATTTTATTGCGTTTCACTTGATTAACGCAAAGTGTTTAAAAATGTTTTTTTATTGTAGTTCCTAGAATGCAATATTTACACGTAAATTTTTAAATATGGTTTTCGTTACCGTTCCTAGAATGTAGCAAAAAACCGCTCCTTGAAATTCTGATAAACTTTGTTTAATACCTCAACGGTATTGAATTGACTAGGAACACTATACCAACGGCGGCGTTGGCTATACCTTCATAAAATCATGCGTTTATATTATTGTGGCTAAAATTGGTTAGTTCCATAGCTGCAAAATATATCGTAAAAGTTGACCGCTATTTGTAGGCGGTTTTAATGTACAAAAAAGGCAATTATGCCTTCGACAAAACTATTCCACTTC